ACTAGATAGTTATAGCAAGCAATTGCTTAACCTTTAATTCCGTTAGGGATACTGCTAAGCCTTAGGTGGCTTGGTTGGCAGGCTATGTAATTGGGTACTTGTAAATCCCTTACCGCATATGATTAGGCGCTACCCTAATCGAAAGCTACCCGTTGGGAAACGTTAGCGGCAAATGCGACACTAAGGCAGGGACCGGAAAAGCCGGTAATGCTAAGGCAGGGAACAAATTAAGCTAGGCGCGTTTCCCCGATGAATAGGGGATTACCTGCTAGCCTAGGCCTAACAAGCCTATGTTAGTGAACGGGAGCGAGCTAGCTAATGACAATCTTATAGTGATTAGTCCCTGCCAAGGGATTAGATAATGATACATAACAGATACGTGATAATGCGGGTTGCGATAGGCCTTAGGGTTTCTATCTTGTCCGGTTTTTGCTGCTATCTGTTAGCTTTATCTAATAGTTAGGCAGGGCGTTAGTGCGATGCGATTAGGGTGTGGCTGATTGACCACGCCGAATGCCCGCTAATGCCGCAAGGCTAGTGTGTCGAAGGGGATTGTCATATAAATCTAACCGATATGGGCGGGCATTATGTGTCCGCCCTATTCGCGTTAACAGTTAGTGCATTGCCTTTGTGCCTTAATTGATACCGCGATTGGTATTGATTAACGGGTGACTAACTATGTCTACATTCTCAAACCTTGCATCTACTGCGCGCAGCGCCTTGCTTGTCGTCAATGACGGCGTTCAATCCTTTAGTGTCGATAAAGTTACGGATGTTACGTTGTCCATTGGCAATCGTGGCCGTGCCTTGGATGCTGATATTCATGCTGCCGCTTATGCCTGCCTGCACTTTGCGATGCCCAAAGGCGTTAGCGCCTCAGGAGCGGGCAATTGTGAGCCTGCGCGTTTCCTTGTTGCGTCAATGTCGAGGGGCCTGCGCCAGAAGTCCCTAGTGGACTGGTTTGCGGCGCATAGCAATATCCGCCTGCGTCAAGACAAGAAGACTGGGGCATGGGCCTGCGGCCTTGCCAAGAAAGACGCGGCGACATTCGTGGAAGCCGATGAATTGATGGCACTTGCTGCTAAGGCGTGGGGAATGCCGTTCTTCACTCCCGAAGAAAAGACAAGTGGCGCTAAGGCGTTCGACCTAGGCGCGGCGATGGCTGCGTTGCTGGCCCGTGCTGCCAAGGAGCTTGGCGAGAATGATCCAAAGGTGACGTTCCTTGCCGATTGGGCCAAGGACAATGCGCCTGCGCCGGTAAAGGCGAAGAAAGCCGCTTAATCCATCCAATTGTGGCGCGCTTGTACTCTACGGGGTGCAGGCGCGCTTTCCATACGTGAGTGACAATAATGCCAGCGTTCGTAATTATCGCAGACGGCGAGTGCGACCAGATAGTAGAGACTACCCGTGACAAGCAGCGTGAAATGCGTGACTTGCGCAAAATGGGGTGTGACGTATCTGTCAAACAATTTGCTAACATGGCTGCCGCCGAGGCGTATGTTGATAGCAAGAAGGGATATTGACGTGACTGAGCCTAAGGCATTCGCCCGTGTGTCGGGCTTCGTAGACGATTGGCAAGTCGGGAGCTACACTCTTGGAAAGGAGTACCCGCTTGTGCCGTCGATTTACGGCGCTGATGGCGATGACACCTTTTGCATCGAAGATGACGAGGGTGATGTTATCCTGTGCTGGTGGGCCTTCGACCCTGATTGTCACTTCGAGCGGGTCGTCCTGTGATATGGCTGCGCCTGTCCTGCGCCCTAACCGTGGCATCCGCCTTGTTGCTATCCTCGCCCTTGCACTAGCAGGGTGGCTGGCAATTCCGCCAAGTGGGCCTGAGTTGCCCTCTTTGTACTCCCCGGCCTGCTTTGACGGGCCTGACACGAAAGCCCGCGTATGTGGGAATTACGGGCCGTAAGGCAGCAGCTTAATGAGCGTGGCGTAGTTATGCGGCGTACTGATCCCTATCCAGATGGAAGAGACAAGTACGAGGCGTTTAAGCGCAGCGACCCAGACAACCGTGTTCATTGCGATAGTGCCGAAGGGTGCTACGTTAAAGTCATCAAACAACTTCTGTAGGAACGAAGATCATGGCAGTAGATACGAACGAGCTGTATGCAGTAATGCGGGCTTTCATCCGTGAGCGGGACAGCGCGGGCCTTAAGACTAACACCCAACAACTCCGGCTTATGCTAGAGTATGGGGAGGCCAGCACTAGGACGTTCCTGTCGTCTCAGGCTATGCTCACAAATCCCGGCTGGCTTAGCCGGGAGGGCCAAGGCGGGCAGGATAGCTGCTGGATTAATCTGCGCGGAATGTGCTTCTGGATCGACTACGGGTGGCACAGCCATTTTGCTGGCCTTATGACTGGCCGTGATGATCCCAGCATTCTTGAGGATGCGGGCTGGGTTCATGTGTCGGATAAGCACATGGATATTGTTATGGAGCCTACAGACGGCCAGCGGCGTACTATCGAACGCCTTGAGGACGAGGGCTTCCGAAGAGGGGACTTGCGCCGGATTGGTAGCACTCGACGGCCCTCTGAGCAGATGCACCGGGGCCTTGAGGCTATCGAGCGGCCTGACTACGATTGGCAAGACCCGCGCTACTGGGAAAACAGGGGCATCCCTCGTGAGGCTCACGGTATTCGCGGTGAGTACAAGCCAGTGCCAGACGAGGCCCTTATACAATGGCTTGGCGCTATGGAGAACGCTGCCTATGACACATATGGCGCAGCCAAGTTTAATCACGAGTATGTGCCAATCGCCTTGTCTATGGGCAGATACGTAGGGTCGCGGGCTAAAGAGCTACGCGAGGAAGCACTTAAACTACAAGGAGTAAGTCAATGATCGGACAAGTTGTGACAGGCCGAGGCAACGCCCGGTCAGTGATCGAACGGCCACGCAATATGGCCTTCTCACAGGCCCTCTCAGGGGCAATCAAGAAATACCTTGGTATCGGGTCAGCCCCGGCGTCGAACGCGCCCAGCGAGGCCCGCAAGCCCAAACAGCGCCGTGCAAAGCGGGTGGCCGTCACGCACTAAGCGACCTGCAATCGCGCCTGTGACGCGCGCCTATAATGGAGAAGAGCAGATGAAGACCGTATATGGAAATGAGCCTCTTGACCTTGGCCTTAACTGCGCCGTTCGTACACTCGCTAACAGGACCTGCCCTAACGGGTGGGATCAGGTGCCAACCTTTGCCGAAGCCCCCACTACGCTTGCGGGGATCATCGCCTACGGCAAGGAGCATGGAAAGCTGTGCATTGCCGAGGAAGACAGCAGCGGCACGATCTACGCAGACGAAGAAACCAATTGGCATCTTCGGGCGTGGCACGACAGCATTCACTTCCGCCACCTTATCGCGTTTAACGCGGCAGGGGAGGCGGCTGCAACCTACTGTCAGGTAGCTCAGCTTTACCGGCAGTACCGTACCCATTCTCGTGAGAAGCTAGTGCGTTGGGGGTCATTGATCCTTGCTGATATTCTCGGCTTGGTTCACTATCACCAACGCACAGGCCTCTGGCCCAAGCACAAGCGGGCAGGGACAATCATGAACGCTCCCGGCTGGCTTACACAGGCAGAATTGATATATGACACTTGCCAAGGCCCAGACCATGAGAAGCTGGCAATCAACCTAGCACGGGATAAGTGGGGCTACCCCTACGACATGGCCCTTGCAATGCAGGAGGCGCAGTGATGAAGCCGCAACATGACACTTTGGTGCCCGCTAGCACTCCGCTAGTTGTATTCGGGCATGAGTTCGACGTGCTTGCCATTAGCTGCAAGCAGGCAAGAGAGGATGTGCGCAAGCTGGAGAATGATCTGGTGCGCGCTAGGGACTTGGCGAAGAAGGCGGAAGATGCCTGTAATACCTTCGTCAGTAAGGCTATGTATGGATGACACCGTGAAGGCTAGCCGCAGAGAGCAGTACGCTGCTATGGTGCGCCAAGCAGAGGCAGAAAGGCTGGAAACCTACGAGGCCAAATGCCAAGCAGAGTTCGACCGCATCGCCAATAGTGTAGGAGTTACAAACAAAATCCGTGTCTCTGTGATGAACAGAGACGGGGGAGCATTCCGTAAAGACTTCAATGACTGGTCAGAAGCGGCCAGTATGTACCGCGCAAACGTGTTGTATGGTTCGCCAATACTTTGCGTAGCATTCCAGTGGACCGATGACAATGGGTGGCAGGAAATGTGCCGCTACCCTACCCATTAATAGAAGGACGAGAAACCTATGAGCAAGACCCTGAACGAAAAGCTGGCTGCCGCTGTTGCCTTGGTTGCCAAGTACCAAGCTGCTATCAATGCAGAAGCAATCCTGAACAACATCGAATTGCAGGACCGGGTTACGATTAAGTTCGGACGCGCCGAGAAGGTCCGCAATATCGAAGGCACCGTGGTTGGCCTTAACAACACGGATAACGGCCTCGTTGTCGCTGTCCTGTCCGATGACTTTACGCCTTACAAGGTGAATGCCCGCGACATTGTGGCTAATGCGTCGGCTGCGCAGCGTGATGTGCCCGTGGCGGAAGTTGATCCGGTATCGGCGGAAGTTGACGCGCTTGATTACGCTGACCCGGCAAGCTCCGGCTTTATCGACTTCGTTGCTATCGAAGACCCACTCGCTAACGCATAATTAACTAGGGTTGGGCGGGCAACTAGGCCCGCCTGTACTCTACGGCCTGAATAACCGCTTCTAACACGAGGAAATGATTATGAGCGTACAATCCAAAATCGCAGCTAAGCTGGCTGCTGTTACCCGATACCTTACGGGCTTCGCTACTAGGACGCACATCAAGTCGCTTGAGCGTGTCAAGGTGGCCGCTAACGCAGAAGCCAAGGCAGCGTTTGCTGCCCGCGACAAGCAATGGGCAGTTGAGAACGCCGTTAAGGTGTACTGGGATGACGCCCGCAAGGAACGCATCCGCCTGACCGCTGCTGCTGTTCAGCAGACCCGCGAAGCTGGCTACACCGTCTCAGCCGCCGATGGCGAGATTGGCCGCTACAATGTCTGAGCTGCTGTTCCCTGACCGGAATGGCCCTGCCTTGTGGCAGGCTATTCTGGAAATCGTCGGGCTACATTGGCGGCCAGTAGTAGCAGGCGGGTGTGTGCGTGACTACGTGTTAGTCAGGAACTGCAAGGATATTGACGTTTTCGTACCGGCCTCGTGCCGGGAAGACTTCGACAGTATCATCGAGCAACTTGACCCTAAGACCTGTCATGGGAAAATTATCAGTCACGGCCCAGAAGGGGACTGTGCTAACGAGTACCGCTTGGGGGAAGAGACTGAATGCTTTGGTGTGTGGGAAGGAGAGATTATCGGCCTTCCCGTAAACATCGTTGGTCGTAAGTCGCTAGAAGAGGGCACGGATGAACTGGTGGCCACTTTAGACTTCGGCATCAACCAGTGCGCTTGGGGCCCGTGGCGATGGACTACTACTAGCTACTTCTGGCAGGACAAACACGCCAACACCTTCACCCTTGCGCATAACCGCACGTATGAGCAGAGCCTAGCACGCTTTGATCGCATTAACGCAAGGCACGGCGGCTTGTACCGCCTAGTCGATCCTTTCATTACGGAGCTTTGATATGAGCATTCCAGCAGCGAGGGAGAAGCTCCTTAAGCTGGCTGACCGCTTAGCGGAAGGCACGTTTGGTAAGCCGGGAACAGCACGGGAAATCCGGCAGATCGTGGAAGACCACATGTACCGGGAAAGCCCGATACGCAGGGCTAAGCCGCGCCTCTGCAAGCTAACCCCCGAACTTGCTGAGCAGATACGTAAGGCAGCAGCGGAGCGCCCAGAGGCGTCTATGCTAGAGCTTGCCAACTACTTTGGCAGCAACCCCGGTCGCGTAAGCGAGGCCCTTAACTACAAGGTGTGAACTATGCGTAACATGACCAAATACTGTAGCCCAGTGGAGTTCAAGCGAGCGTTGGTGGCCGCAAGGCTGGTGTTCCCAACTAAAATACGAGCTAGTCTGCATGTCTACCACACTAGGGAGTACGCAGACATGCGGACTTTCTTGGGTGTTTGTGGCTGGTCCGGTTACGCTATCTCGCAGGACGGCGAGCTTATCAACCTGTTTAGCCTGAATAGGGGCAGAGGTGGGCCTCTTATCAAGGATGCCATCGCTAACGGGGCTAAGCACCTTAACTGCTATGCTGGCCCCTTGGTGGCCATCTACGAGCAGGCAGGCTTTAGGGTAGTTCGCAGGGAACCCTACGACCCGGACAAGGCCGAGGTTCCACTACCTTACTGCCCCGACGTTGTATTCATGGAGTACGTAGGATGACGGAAGAAATTAGGGATCACATATCAGAGGCCCTGTTGGCCTTAGGTGTGGTATCTAAGCTATGTCCAGAGGACTGTCGCTCCTTATCTTGGGCAGCGGACAAGGCTGTAGAGGCCTTAGACCAAGCTCTTGAGTGGGTGAACGACGAGTTAGAGAGGGAGCTGCTATGAAATGCAAAGAAACGACACCGGAGCGCACGTTCTCCGTAGAAATGACGGAGACGGAGCGTAGCATTTTACGGGCGGCGCTGCACTATACTATATCGAGTATGCCGGATCGCGGTGTGCGTTGGTCCGGGCACACTGTCACAGAGTTTGCGCTAGTACATAGGGAGCTTAGCCCGACATGATAAATCCCGCCGAGTGGTTAGAGCAGGCTAAGGCCCTCCCGCTTGGCGGGAAATCCCAGATCGCACACGGTTGCGGGACTGGCCGTAAGCTACTGATCGAGAACAAAGAAACAGGATGGGCCTGCTGGTGCTACCGCTGTAGCCTAGCGGGCTTTGTCCCTAAGCCCAAGCCAAGTCTGTCCGAGCGCATTAGCGCCCTTCGCAAGAAAGAGGCGGCAGCAGAAGTGTTCACTCGCACTCTGCGACCTCCCATGCCCGCGACATGGCTGGTTGACGATTGGCCTGAGCAGGCGCGTGTTTGGCTTTACAAGGCTGGCATGGACAAGGATTGGATACAAGAGATAGGCTTCTACTGGTGCTCCCCAATGGCGCGGGTTGTAATGCCTATCTTTAATGACGAGGGCAAGATGATCTTCTGGCAGGCACGGGGCTTTGACCCTGAGCTACCCAAGTATCTATCCCCGCCGATCCCCACGGGCGGCAAGCCCTTGTACCGCGCGCATCCTGTACGTCCTGACCCTGAGCGGGACGAGCGGACCCTGTGCCTCACAGAAGACATTCTGAGCGCCAACAAGGTGGGTCAGTGCGTAACAGGCGGGTCTATACTCGGAACATCCCTCACCGCGCTCCACGAGGCTGAGATTGTCAAGTTCAACCCATCTAGGGTACTGGTCTGGCTGGACCCTGACGCCGCTGGCGTGTCCGGTCGGCGCAAGATCGTTCCACAACTCCGGGCTTTAGGCATCGACGCCAAGGCCGTCCGGGCCGATCTGGACCCGAAATGCTACCCCCTTGGTATAATCCGGCAACGGCTGCTTTGCATTCCGTGACCCTCTTGACTGATGGAAACGCAAGATAATTTCCTGCTGTATCTGTCATGTGGAATATACCCGGTAAACCCTTAGGAGAATAGCTAGTGCTAGATACTACACTGCTGCAATTGTTTACGAATAGGGATAAGTACGAGCAGCTAGTACGCGCTGTCCCTAAGGCCGCTCTGGGGGAAGTTACGCAGGTACTCCTTGCAGACTACGGCAAGTTCTTCAATGAGTTCCCTGATGTTGAGAAGATTGAACGAGAACCCTTCTGGGTATGGTTCAAGACCTTCGGGCACCCTAAGCTAGCCCCTGAGCAGCTTGCCAAGTTCTCTAGCGTGGTTGACCAAATCACTAAGCCGGTAGCCCCTAATATCGAGCAAGGATTTACAGCTAGGCTGGTAGCAGCGGAGACTGCACTGCGATTGCAGGAAACCCTAGAGAGATACAACGAGGGAGACGAGATTAATCTTGGTGCAAGCATCCGAGATATTGTCGATAACTTCGAGATGGCTACGGATAAGAAGGTAAAGACCCCGTGGGTACGTGATGATATTAACGACCTACTCGAAGATGATGTTAGTGATCGCGGCTTCAAGTGGAGGCTGGACGAGATTAACATGGCGATGCGCCCACTAATCTCTGGTGACTTCGGACTTATCGCTGCGCGGCCTGACGTGGGCAAGACTACCTTCCTCACGGATAACCTTACGCACTTCGCGGCTCAAATGAATGATGTTTATCCAGAGCAGGGCCGGAACATCCTCTGGTTTAATAACGAGGGTCCGGGACGGCGTATCAAGAAGCGACTATATCAGTCTGCCCTTAATGCTGGGTACTCAGACCTTATCGCCCTGCAACGTAAGGGTACGCTTAAGGATGATTACCGCAAGGCTGTCGGCGGTGACGAGGATGTTATCAGAGTGTTCGACATTCACGACTTCTGGAATTGGGAAGTAGAGGACATTATCCGGCAGCATAACCCCGGTATCGTAGTGTTCGATATGCTGGACAACATCAAGTTCGGTGGCGCTACTGCTAACAACGGGCAGCGTACTGACCAGCTACTTGAGGCGATGTACCAGTGGGGCCGCGTTATCGGCGTAAAGCATGACTGTACTGTGCTGGCTACTTCACAGATCAGTGCAGACGGTGAGAACCTCGCATACCCTAGCCTGTCCATGCTTAAGGACAGCAAGACCGGCAAGCAAGGTGCGGCTGACTTCATTATGACTATCGGCTTCCAATCACAGCTCAAGGACACTAGGTTCATGGGCTTGACCAAGAACAAGCTGGCCCGTGAGGGTGGCAGCAAGAGCCTGCAATTCCAAGCGATATTCGACGGCCTGCGTGGCCGGTACACTGCGCCTACCCTCACATACGAGGGCAACGATCAAGCATCTGCTGATCCTATGGAGGACGTATGACAGAGTTGCCTAAAAATCCTGTTGCTTGGCTCCACGCCCTGCACATGGAGCAAGGGCAGGTATCAACGCGGCTTACCGATTGGGATTGTATTGATCCCGATGAACCATCATGGGGCGCATTCGGCAGGCCGGGGCGGGACTACAGCGAGGAATACACGGTAACAACGCAACCCCTCTACACCCACCCACCCGCAACCGATGTGGCTGCGCTGGTGGAGGCTGCGAAGGCGATGGGCGATGACTACATGACCAGCGAGCACCATCACCCCAGATATGTTCTCGTACCGACTGTGGCATTTGAACAGATGCGCCAAGCCCTCGCACCCTTCACGAAAGGCCAGAATGATGTTCGGTAATCGCTGCGATGGGCTGTCAGAATGCGGCCATACAACCAATTGGACCGCGCCTTGCACCTGTGACGAGGTGTACGAAGCTAGGTCTGACGCTCAACCAGAGCCAGTTAAGCCACCACCGATCAAATACGCAAGGAGCGTAAAGCATGGGAGGCTGGACGGTGAAGCCGTCCGCGCAATCCTGAAGGAGCAAGATGATGCGTAACTTCGGTCCAGTCATAACCATTGACCTTGAGACTACAACCAAGAAGTCCTACAAGCGCCTAGCTAACCCGTTCGATCCTGATAACCGGATTGTGTACGTGGGTTGGCAGATTGGTCCCGGCGACCCTCAGATGGTCCGCTTCGCTACTGGTATGCCAGATGGTTGGTTCGCCGCCATGTTGGAAGAACATTGGCCTATGCTGCTTATCGGCATCAACATCAAGTTCGACCTCTTGCATCTTATCCGCCAGCCCAAGGACTACGCAGCTTATCAACGCTGGGTGGCCGCAGGCGGTAACGTCTGGGATGGTCAGCTTTCTGAGTACCTGATTGAGGGCATGGGTCAAGATAGCCACATGCTTAGCATGGACGAGCTTGCGCCCCGCTACGGCGGCAATACCAAGTTCGATGAGGTCAAGGAGCTATGGAAAGCTGGTGTCCAGACTGAGGACATTGACCCCGACCTTATCAAGCGGTATCTAATTGGCAACGCGACTGAGCATGGCGACATTGGTAACACCTACCTAACCTTTAAGGGCCAGCTAGCGCGCGCCCGTGCTTGCGGCCAAGTCAAGTCGATCCTTATGAATAGCGGCTCCCTGCTCTGCACGACAGAAATGGAACGCAATGGGATGCGGGTTGACGTTGACCGTGGCCGGATCATCGCTAAGAAGATCGAAGAAGAGATTGCAACGCTTGTTACAGAGCTTGTCCAGTCCCTACCCTCCGACCTGCCTTTCGACTTCAACTGGGGGAGCGCGCAACAGAAGTCGGCCCTGCTATTCGGCGGCACCGTCCACTACGACAAGTGGCTACCACACCTGACCGAAGACGGGCAGATGCAGTACGCTATGAAAACCGTCACTGGTTACGCTACGGTATACAATCCTACTAACTGGGTTCAAGAGCCGGAAGGCGGCTGGTCCGGGGAGGAAGAAAGCAGGCTGCTTCGGTTTGCCTCTGGCAAGAACGCCGGGGAGCTTAAGACTAAGCAGATCAAGGTGCCCAACATGGATAAGCCTAAGGGCGCTATCCAGAAGGTTCCTTACGTATTCAAGGGATACACGACACCCAGCAAGAAGTGGGCTACCTCTACTCCCGGCCAGTACCAGACAGGTGCTGAGGTTATCGCTGAGCTAGGCAACAGGGACATACCGTTCCTTAAGTCGCTGGCCAAGCGTACTAGCCTAGCCAAGGACTTAACCACCTACTACATCACCATTAATGACAAGGGTGAAGAAGTAGGGATGCTAACACTGGTGCAAGCTGATGGCATGATCCATCATATGCTTAACCATACCAGCACGGTTACTGCCCGCTTCTCGTCGAGTAACCCTAACCTGCAGAACATCCCTAAGGGTAACAAGTCAGACGTTAAGACGATCTTTATATCCCGCTGGGGTGCCAAAGGCAAGATCATCCAGTCGGACTTTACGGCTCTGGAAGTTTACGTGCAGGCCATCCTGACCAAGTGCCTGCAGCTTATCGCTGACCTTAAGGCAGGCTTGGATATGCACTGCGTTCGTGTCAGTCAGAAGAAGGGCATTGCCTACGAGGCAGCACTTAAGCTCTGCAAGGGCTACGTGGACGACGAGGGTGTATGGCATGACGCCGAGCCTGAGTGGGATTACGAGCGTACCAAGGCTAAGGTGTTCTCATTCCAGCGTGCTTATGGTGCTGGCGCTGCCAAGATCGCAGACAGTACAGGTATGCCTCAGGAAGAAGTCGAGGCCCTGATCGTGGCGGAAGAAACCCGCTACCCTGAGATTAAGGCGTTCAACGACAAGCTAATCGCTACGCTAGAGAATAGCGCAGTCGATACCGGGCATTACGTGCAACATCCTGACCTACCCGGCGTTACCTGCCATCTGCGCAAGGCAACGTGGAGAGCGCCCGACAACAAGCTGTACGCATGGAAGCAATCACCGGCACCAGACTGGCTGGCCAAGATGCCTGCCTCTAAGGGTGGCCGCATTACATCGTTCAGCCCCACTGAGGTTAAGAACTACCCGACGCAGGGTACAGGCGGAGAATGGGCTAAGGCTGCTATGTGGCTGGCTGTCCGCGAGTTCTACCGCACTGGCAACTTCGACGGCTTCGCCTTGCTGGTTAATCAGGTACATGATGCGCTCTACTCGGACGCTGAGGAACGCGCGGCTTACGCTGCGGCAGTAACCCTCCACGCCTGCATGGAAGAAGCAAGCAGCTTCATGGAGTATTACTTCGGGTGGCTGGTCCCTGTACCAGTACCTAGCGACACCAAATGGGGAGACAGCATGGCAGCAGAAGGTAAGCTGCCTGACGGATTTAAGGAAGACGTTGAGATAGCCCGCCTTGACGTTAGGAAACGATACATGGGCGACTTTATCCCTAGCTTTACCAAGGAGTAACACATGGCTACTAATAAGTTTGCAGCAGCAGTCGCAGCAGCAGCCGAGCAGGAAGACTTCAACGAGGTCCAACAGGGCGGCAACTTCGAGCCGTTGGCAGAAGGCCCGGTACGCCTACGCTTTATCGAGTACATCGAATATGGTGAGCACGAGAGCGAGTGGCAGGGCAAGTCACGTAAGAAGGAAGAAGTGCGCTTCGCCTTCGAAGTAACAGGCCCTAAGATCGAGCCTCGTGAGGACGGCCTGCCACACATCATCTACTTTAAGGCTAATAAGAGCCTGTCCGAGAAGTCTACGTTCTACAAGTTGTTCCGCAAGATGAACTACGATGGTTCGCATAAGGTCTTCGCCTCTATGCTTGGCCTCGCATTCCGTGGGCAGATTTACCACACCGTTTCAGGCGAGGGCGACAAGAAGCGGACGTATGCTGGCCTGCGTGATGCAGACGGCGCGTTCAGCGTATCGCCGCCTTACTATGACGATCCAGAAAGCGGCGAACGCCGTATGCTGAACGTCCCTGAGCCTAAGGCAGAGCTTCGCCTGTTCATGTGGGCACTGGCCGACAAGGAGCAGTGGGACAGCCTGTTCATCGACGGCGAATGGGAAGCAACGGCAGAGCGGCCTGCTAAGTCCAAGAACATCCATCAAGAGAAAATCCGTACTGCGGTTAACTGGGTTGGTTCGCCAATGCAGGAGCTTCTGTTTGGAGACGTTGACGTAGGCGAAGCCGAGCGCACTGAGCGTAAGGCTAGCACGGCAGCCGGTGATCCGCTGGACAACATCCCGCTGTGATCTTCTGGATAATCCTGTTGTGTTTGGTGGGGGCAGCTATAGCGGCTGCTCTCACTAGCCCCTCTGACTATGGGAGCCACTATGAAGTTCGCTACTGCAATCGCCCTAGCTGAGGAAACTCAAGCAATTCGAGACGCTCCCGCTACTGTGCCGGGGCGTAAGGTTCATATCGACGGTGACTACCTCTGCTACTATGCAGCGGGTAACGATGACGTTGACCCCGGCCTAGCCCGGATGAACGCCGCCCAGTATATCGAACACGCTAGGGTGTGGGCTGGGGCCGAAAAGGCCGTCCTGCACCTCACGGCCTCAGGTTGCCACAAAGCCGAGAGATACCTCGTAGCCACGCGTAAGCCATATCAGGGGCAGCGCAGCGGGGACCGCCGCCCTAAGAACTGGGGCTACCTACGTGAGTGGTCCTGCGGCTACGCTGGCGACCAGTTCATCAAGAAGGTATGGGCAACCCGCGAAGCAGACGATGGCATAGCCTTGTGCGCCCAGTGGGCCGCAGAGCGGGGGAGCTTAGACGTTATCTGCACGGCTGATAAGGACATGCGTATGCTTCCCGGCATCCACCTTGACTGGAAAGATAACAGCCTGCAAACAACCGTGGGCCTAGATGACTGGGAAGTTCTTGGCGATGACGGCAAGGTTTACGGAGAGAAGTGGTTCTGGCTGCAGATGCTTCATGGCGATGCTGCTGACAACATCCCCGGCCTAGAGTACGCCATCCTTCCGGTAGTGGCTGGTAAGCCTGAGCGCATGACCAAAGTTGGCCCAGCCACGGCACTAAAGCTGCTGTCTGGCCTACACGAGCCGCAAGAAATCAGAAATGCCGTACAGGACGCCTACCTTACCTCTTACCGGGGCACGGGTGACGGGCCTGACCGCTTTGCCGAGCAGGCCGCTCTGCTCTGGCTACGCCGGGACAACACGGCAGAGGTACGAGACTTCGCCAACTTCATGGGCAGTCGGCTGGACCCCGTAATTCACGCAGGGTTCGACCGCTTGGTTGAGAGAGTTACCAATGCGCGTAAGGAAATCGAAAGCCTATCTTCGTGAGTACGAGCTAGCAAACTGGCCCCTTCACGGCGTAGTAACGGCAGCATTATTGGAGGGCCTAAATGAGGCGATTAACAACACGAGAAGTAGCGATACTTCGCGGCAATCAGATGGCCCAGCAGGGCGGTAAGTGCTCGATTTGCGGAGGGCCGTTTGGCCGCTCTGAAATGGCGCTAGACCCCGTGCTAGATCATTGTCACAAGTCGGGAGCGGTGCGCGGCACCCTTCATCGGTCTTGCAACGCCTTGCTTGGCAAGGTAGAGAACAATCAGGCCCGCTTCGGCAAGGTAGACTTATCTGCATTTCTGCACGGTACGGCTAAGTACTTGCAAATACACAGCACTAACGTAACCGGCCTGATCCATCCCACGCATAAGACTGAGGACGAGAAGCGCATTGCCACCAACAAGCGCCGCCAAGTCGCACGAGCTAGGAAGAAAGTATGAAACGCCGAGAGTTCTTAGATACTTGTCGCAGGTTGCTGACTACCATGGAATTTGACCATGAAGAGCATACTGGCATAGACGAGGACCACGAAATGCCGTTCAAAGATTGGCTGGGTGAGATAGCCGCAGTAGAGGAGAACACGCATGGCGAAACGTAAGCCTGAGTTCTTCACACCAGAGGAGCTAATCGCAGCAATCGCTGCTGCTGATGGCTCATTACCCAAGACCGCCAAGGCCCTTACCGCCTTAGGGCGAGGCCCAGTGACAGTGCAGCTTCTGCGCTCATGGATCACGCGCTACGACCATAGTGAGCTTGGCGAGCAATTCGACCGGGCTAAAGCTATTTCCCAGACGCGCAATACACAGGCCGCTAACAACAGCCTGCGCCGGGAGAACCGCGCCCTTGCCGACGCTATCGGAGATAGAGAGGCCCTGCTCGACGCACTTAGCCAGATGGCCTCGGACATTGAGGCTCGGCCCCCTGTAGACATTAAGGCGTTCTTAGGCTCTCAGGCCGGTCGTCCTATGACGGTAGAGCTTCTTCTGTCGGACCTGCAGATAGGCAAGCTGTCCTCGTCTTACAACACGCAGGTATCGCGCAAGCGCCTATTCGAGTACACCCGGTCAGCCCTGTTCCAAATCGAGCAGAAGAAGAACGCCGGGTATCGTATTGAAAAGATCGTGCTTGGCCTGCTTGGCGACATTATCGAGAGCGACAAGAAGCATGAGAACAGCGGCAAGGCTACTGACAGCACTACCGCAGAGCAGCTTTACGATGCTATGTCTGGCATCTTTGAGTTCGTTATCGAGCCGCTAGCCCGTGAGGGCATCCCTATGGAAGTAATCGGCATTGTCGGTAATCACGACTGGGATGGCCACGGTATGAATATGTTTGAGCCGGGGAAGTCTATGCTTACTTGGCCGATGTACCGCATGATGGAGCTGCTAACAACAAGGTGTGGGTATAGTCATGTCACTTGGAACATTCCCGAAGGCAGCTACGGCACCGGAGAGTTCTATGGCCAGCGCGTCATATATGAGCACGGCTATGGAGTTGCTAACAACGAAGCTGCCCTCAAAAAGCATAAAGTCAATCGTTCTGAACAAGAGCAGAACCACATCACGTACCTACGAGTTGGTGACAAGCATACGGTCACTTCCTACAACTCCGGCCAAATTGTCGTCAACGGCGCGTTCTTTGGTAGCGGCGCGGGCGGCGGAGAGTATTCGGAAATCGCTGGGTACGCTTCTATCCCCGGACAATGGATGGGGTTCCACGTCCCAAGGCGTAAGCCCAACATGCTCACCCTGTACGACACTTTCGTTATCCAGCTTGGAGGAGTTACTGAATGACTACGCAAACCTCAAACGATACGGCAAGCAACGTGCTGAACATCACAAGCCCGAACGACACCCGCTGGTGTCTGGGGGCGGACGGGAAAGTTTATGGGGACTTCATGCAGTACCAAAAGGACACTGCGTCCTCGCCAACACCACCTGACCCAACTAACCAGCAGGGCGTCGGTATGAAGTACGATGGCGGCAAGCCTCGCTGGTCGCTTATGATGCAGGGCCTTCCGAAGTTCCTAGATGGTATCGCAGCGGTACTCACCTTTGGTGCTAAGAAGTACGCGGCGCATTCTTGGCGTACAGTTCCAGAAGGCTACGAGCGTTACCGGGACGCGCTGTATAGGCACTTGGCGGCTATTGAGCGCGGGGAGTACCTCGACCCTGAGAGCGGCCTGCCGCACTGGCATCACGTAGGCTGTAACGCAGGCTTCTGTTCGGAGCTTGCCCAAGTACCAACGGCATCATAATGCTATTTGACGCGCTGCTGGTCTTCGTGGCCAGCTTCGTGTTTATCTTCCTAAAGTCATGGCAACAGCTAAACGTGGTGCATCACCAGTTATGGTGGATCGTACCAACTAGCTTTGCTATGGCGATAGCGGAGGTGTTCACGGTAGTAAACATGGCCACACACGGCTGGGGATGGGTAGTAGTGCCCATCGGCTTGGGTAGCGGACTTGGTTCGCTTATCTCCACGGTACTCCATAAAAGGACTAGAAAGTAATGGCTGGCGACTACATAATTCAGAAAGCGGTTGAAGCAAGCAAGGTCAAGAAGGGCTGCCTGCTCCCGCTTAATCAGTACGAACAGCAGGCCAAGTACGATGGTTGCTGCGCTATATTGAAGTTCGGCACAGGTGGCCGCTTTATTGAGGCCCTGTCCCGCACGGGGGAAAATGCGATTTCTATGGAGAACATCGGCATCGCCATGTACCAGCTGTACGGGGACGCTATTGCTAACACCGTAATCATTGGCGAGGCGTGGTGGCCCGGTAAAGGCGAGTTCAACAAGATCAGCGGTGAGTTCCGCAGATACACACCGAGCGACAAGCTGCTACTTGCAATCAACGACGTGATCCCGCTTACTGACTTTGAGCGGGGCGAGTGCGACACTGAGTACCAAGAGCGTGTCCGGGCATGGCGTACAGTTAAGGAAGAGCGGTTCTTCTTTGTCCAGTGCTACTGGCCGGGAAGCAGCGACCCACAGGAAAAGTGCAACCAGCTTGTAAAGGTTGGCGGCTTCGACGGGCTTATCCTCCGCAAGCAGGATGGTAAGTGGAAGGTAGGCCGTGGCACGACAGGCGAGATTGTTAAGGTAAAGCAGAAGCTGTCCTTTGATATGCAGGTGCTTGAGGTCAACGTAGTCACTGGGGAGAAGACGGGGCGTGATGTGTTTAAGCTCGTTGTTGACTTCGGCGGTAAGCCGCTTGGCGTTGGGTCAGGCCTCCCGCACACCAGAGAGGAAGTCCCGAATGTCGGGGACATTGTTGAAGTCGAGGCGATGGACTACAGCTCAGACGGGCTGCTGCGTGAGCCGAGGTTCAAGGGAGTGCGGTTCGACAAGCTGCAGCCAGACTGAACTGGCCTACTCGAATAGCTTAGGCTGGTACTGGATTAGGAGATAAGATGCTTACACAGGCAGAACTCGAAGCAGAAATGGTAGACGGCGGGCGTGAGCGCATGACCCGCATGATGGATCGCAACGAGGCTGCCGGTGGGGCAGTAAATAACCCTTACGCCTCGGCAATCCTCAAACGCTTTGTAATGCCTATGGCCGCTCTGGTAGAGGCAGACATTGTAACTCCCAAGCCCGGACGTAATCAGGCACACGTAACCCTGCTGCGCGGTATGGACCCGCAGGCAGTCGCGTACCTCACGGTTCGGCATACTCTTAATCACCTGATGGAAAGCTCAGAAGCCACGGCACGTAGTCTTACCCTTGAGGTAGGCAAGGCGGCTTACAGCGAACTGCTGCTAACCCTGTTTGAAATGGAAGACCCAGCACTGTTCTATGTGCTGACACAAGACCTTGACCGGCGCATGTCTAGGGACGAGCGTTACCGTATGGTTGTGTTCAAGATGCAGGCCAAGAAGCGCGGCATTGAGTTCCCAGAATGGGGCATTGCTGGCACTACTCAGGTAGGCGGCTACTTGCTGAACGTCCTAGAGGGCCTCGGCATGATCGAGACTTACCGCGTCACCCGCCCCGGCTCTAACAACAAGCCTAAGACAACCCTGCAAATCCGGCTCACTGAGGAAGTTGCCGGTATGATCGGGCAGCTCAAGGACTTCGTGCTGGAAGCCGCGCCCCTGTTCCTCCCATGCGTTGAGAAGCCACGAGACTGGACAAGCGTTAGCGACGGCGGCTGGCACACGCTGGCTATGCGTCGGACCCAGCCATTTGCAGTCAAGGCCAACGCCTGCTGGTCAGAGCTTCACGAGTACGACATGTCTACCCCGCTGGCGGCAATCAATATGCTACAGAACGTAAGCTGGCAGATCAATCGTCGCATCTTCGCTATCGTCAAGGATGTTTCGCGTTACTTCGATACCGAGGAAATCGTTAGCCTTAGCGAACCCCCGCGCCCGCCACGGCCTTACTGGCTTAGCGACGACATGAAGCGGGAGAACATGAGCAAGGACGAGCAAGCCGAGTTCTCTAGCTGGCGCAGGGAAATGGCCCAGTGGTTCTCGGACCAGAAAATCCGCAACACCCGCTATGGCCGCTACAACAACGCGCTGCGGGTTGCCGAGAAGTTCCTTACGTATAACGAGTTGCACTTTGTTTACTTCGCAGACTTCCGGGGCCGCTTGTACGCCCAGACTACAGGAGTTAGCCCACAAGGGTCTGACCTGCAGAAGGCGCTGCTGCGCTTCTCTGAGGGCAAGGCGTTGTCAAGCCCTGAGGCTGTCAAGTGGTTCAAGATTAACGGGGCCAACAAGTACGGCTTCGATAAGGCGAGCCTTGACGACCGCGCGCTGTGGATTGACGAGCGCGATGATATTATCCGTCGCTGCGCCTCTGATCCAATTACGTACCGGGATGACTGGATTAACGCTGATTGCCCGCTGCAGTACCTAGCTTGGTGCTTGGAATACAAGGCTTGGCGGGACAGCCCCGACACGTTCGTATCTCACCTGCCAGTAGGTATGGATGGGAGCTGCAACGGCCTACAGAACTTCTCTGCCATGCTGCGGGACGAGGTAGGCGGGAAGGCAACCAACCTCACCCCGGCCCTCAAGCCGTCTGACATATACCAGATCACCGCAGACGTTACAGCCCAGAAGCTGCGCGACTGCCACGATCTGCCTATTCCAGATGACGACGAGACTGAGGACACGGCCAAGAAGATCAAGTACGCAACTAGCTTCAACCACTTCCGCCGCCTGTGGATAGACCACGGCATTACTCGTAACCTAGTAAAGCGGTCAGTTATGACTAAGCCTTACGGGTCTACGCGCTTCTCGTGTGCTGACTTCATCGTGTCGGACTACCTCAAGCAGGGTAAGGCCCCTGAGTTTGCCAAGGAGGAATACCACCCCGCTGCCCGTATGCTTTCCCGCTTTGTCTGGGAAGCTATTGGCGAAGTAGTCGTAAAGGCTGACGAGGCTATGGACTGGCTGCAACGTTCTGCCACTAACATCCTTAAGGACAACGACCACATTAGCTGGGTAACGCCTACAGGCTTCCCAGTGATCCAACGCTACGCCAAAGAGGAGCGCACCCGCATCCGTACCCGCCTGTGCGGGAATGCTCTGCTGCATATCAAGCGGGAGACTGAGGAAGCGGACGGCAATCATCACCGGAACGGGATCGCCCCGAACATGCTGCATAGTCTGGACGCCTCTCACATGGCCCTCGTGGCCCTCGCTGGAGGCCGGGAAGGCATGGCCCTTGCTATGATCCATGATGACTTCGGGACACACGCAGCGGACGCCCCACGGTTCTACACGATCATTCGTGAAACCTTCGTCGCCATGTACGAGAACAACGACCCGCTTGGAGACTTCGCGGACAAGTACGGCCTGTCGGGGGTTCCCCAGCCCGGTCGCCTTGACCTTCGTCAAGTCTTGAACAGCCCGTATTTCTTTTCGTAACCCTCTTGACATACCGAACGCGGAATATCTGTCCGCGAGGCAGGATAAACTATGACACACCCAGAAATACAGTTTCGACTGTCTTCCGATGCTTACAAGCAGCTAGAGCAGAAGCTACTGTCTGACGTTATCGTAACTGATAAAACCAGCGAGCTTCAAGCAGGCTACATGCTTGGAATACAGAAAGTGCTTAAGGTGCTGCGTGATGGCTTCACGGTCGGTTAAGGAAGAGGACTTCTCAGTAATCTTAGAGACGATGCAGCTTGCTGTAGACGATCTAAAGCTGACAAGTCTTAAACCTATAGCTAAGGCAATGGACGCCCGCAAGGCTACAGTTCATCTTGTCTATAATAATGAACATTCGTATATTGTGGATGAATGCTTCCTAGTCTGTTATCAGATCGGAACACCGTGGTTTAGCGAGGATTTAGTCCTAGGCGAAATGACTGTGCTCAGGCTGGCATCAGGAGGCAGCTTCACCGCAGTTGCGGACTTCTTGAAAGCAGAGGCCATTAGGCATTCATGCAAATGGGTGCTTGTTGGAACGCTGCTGTCTAATTGTGACGAGCTTCTGAGCAGGCTATACCGAAGGTATGGATTTTCTAAGAGCCTCGTACAACTAGCAATGGAGGTTTGAATGTGCTTCGGTTTAGATATTTTCGGAGTAAACAAGGGCGCTAAGCAGCAAGCTAAGGCGCTAGAGGAGCAAGCACGGCAAGAGCGGCTACTCGCTAAAGCTAACCAGCAAAGCCTTGAAGGGCAGATTGCTAGGCAGGCTGCAGGCGATAAGGCTAAGGAGCTGCTGAGCAAGCCTATTGAGACTACCGATGTTACTGTCGGTGAGGTTGCCCCAAAGGCTACGATTGACGAGACAGGTCGGCGCAGGACTGCCCGATCTAAGTTTCAAATGTCGGGTAACGGTGGCGCAGGCCTAGGCGGCCTCTAATGTCTGCTATGACGGCTCATGGCCGCTGGCAGCAGTTAGACGCAAATCGCTCAGGGTTCCTTCGTAACTGCGAACTATTCGCTAGCTACACACTACCCAAGATTTGCCTCCCTACTAACTACAAGCAGAACAACGAGGTTCTGACACAGGACTTTCAGGCTGTTGGGGCGCAAGCTGCTAACCACCTGACCAACAAGATGATGCTGGCGCTATTTGCCCCTTCTCGCCCGTTCTTCCGTCTTGACGCAACACCTTCTGGTGCTGGAAAGATTATGAAGGCCGGGGTTCCTGAGACGGACTTGGCGATGGTTCTGGGCAAGCTAGAGCAAGGTGCAGTCTCCCTGCTGGATAAGCGGGCGCTACGCCCTAAGCTGTTCAACGCAGTGAAGCACTTGATTATCACTGGTAACGTGATGCTGGCTTTTGACAAGCTGACTATGCGTACCATTGGCATTCGTAACTATGTAGTCCGCAGGTCCATATCGGGCAAGGTCATCGAAATGATGATCCGTGATCGGGTACTAGTAGACGAGCTAGATCAGGATGTGCAGGACTACGCGCAGCAAGAGCTTAAGAACCGGGAAGATCGTAAGGTCTGCCTATATCGTTGGATCAAGTACACCGCTGACGGCGACTACGTTATGTCTCAGTGGGTCGATAACACCAAGTTGCCTGAGAAGTTTAATGGCAAGTGGCCAGAGAAGGACTGCCCGTATAAACCCCTTACTTGGGATTTGGCAGACGAGCAGGACTACGGAACGGGCCTTGTAGAGGACTACTCCGCAGACTTCGCTGGGCTGTCTGCTCTGAGCAAGGCGCAGATACAAGGTGCAATTCTGGCTAGCGAGTTCCGCTGGTTGGTAAACCCCGCTGGCATGACTAAGGTTGAAGACTTCGAGAACACCCCGAATGGCGGCGCTATGCCGGGTTCAGAAGGGGACATTGTTCTTATCTCTAACAGCAAGTCAACTGACCTTAAAGTCACTATGGATATGTCTGCTGAGTACATTAACCGCATTGGCCGAGCGTTCCTGCTTGGTTCTGTGTTGGTTCGTGATGCTGAGCGCGTAACCGCAGAAGAAATCCGCATGACGGCTAATGAGTTGGAGACTGCCCTTGGTGGCGGCTACAGCCGAATTGCCGTGGACTTCCAGACCCCGCTAGCCGCATGGCTGCTGCAGGGTGTGCAGGTTGACACCGCAGAAGACTTCGAGCCTACTATCGTTACAGGGCTTGATGCCTTGTCACGAGCAGGCGACTTAGATGAACTTAAACTCTGGTTGGCTGACATGGCTGCCGTTAACAACTTGCCTGAGGCCCTGCAAATGGAACTCAACATGAGCGAGTTAGCCAAGGCCCTAGCTGCCCCTCGCAGGATCAATGTGCAGACGTACTTGAAATCTGACGAGCAGAAGCAGGCCGAGGCCGCAGCACGAGAAGAACAGCAAGCCCGTATGATGGCAGCGCAGGCCGGTGCAAACCGTGCTGAAAACGCGCCTATGGAAGGAGCATAAACTTTGGCGGACGAGACAAACATCCCGGCTGGAGTACCTGAGGGTACAGCCCCGGCACCTGTAGAGCAGGTACAAACACCACCCGCTCAGACCGAGCAGCCAGCAGCGCCCGTATCGGAATTGGTTACGCCTCCTGAGGCCCCGACCAACGCCCTTAACAGCGAGGTTGCAGAGGACGGGTCAGTAGAGTATGAGCAGACCGGCATCCCGGCTCTGGACGTATCTCTGACGTTCTTTGGGTCACTCGGCATTGCCGGGGACGACACCGCTATGGCAGCGGCAGCTAAAGGGAACTTTGCGCTGCTTGAGGCTAAGCTGGCCACTATGGGCGACAAAGCTCAAGGCTGGCAGCAAATGGTCGCGTTAGCTAAGTCGGCGTACACAGACAGCGTATCGAAGATGGCAGAGGCTTCTAAGAAGACTGACGCCGCTATCCTCTCGGTTGTGCAGTCTGCTGACAACTGGAATGCAATTAAGGCTTGGGCAGCAAAGAACGCTGATCCAGCCGAGAAGGCCGAAATCAACCGTATGATTGATGCTGGTCCTGTTCAGGCGCGGGCTGCTGCTACGCTCCTGCTCGAAGCATACAAGAAGGCTCCGGGTAATTCAATTAACCCGCCGTCTCCTCTTGGTAACGCTTCGCCTGCTGCGGAAATCTCAGGTGGCCTACTGTCACCGCGAGAGTACGCACAAGAAGTTGCTACGCTTCATCGTAAGCTAGGCACACGAATGGAAAGCAGCCCCGAATACCGCGCGCTACAGCGCCGGTTGGCTCGATAATAGGAAAGGAATACAATGCCACTTTTTGATGACGCAGGTAACATCCCTAGCGCACAACTTACTCGTCCCGGTCAGCTCGACCAGACGGGCGACATTATGGCCACTGCGGTTACGGAATACAGCCAGCAGGTCCAGCACACCATTGAGCGCCGCTCTGCCCTGTCGGGCTTTGTAGCCCCACGCTCGGTACGAGGCACCAACTCGATTGGTAACTTCGGCTTCGGCAAGTCCACCATTGGTGTGGTGACGCCGGGTGAAGCGCCGCCTGCTACCAAGAACGATGTTGGTAAGGTCACGCTGACCATTGATACGGTGGTCTATACCCGCCACGCTCTGCCATTGCTTGAAGTCTTCCAGACCAGCTATGATGCCCGCGTTGAGCTTGGTGTAGAAGACGGTATTGAAATGGCCAAGTTCATCGACCAAGCCTTCTTCATTCAGGCTGCCAAGGCCTCGCTGCTTAGCGACAGTGCTTACTCCGCAGTTGCCAATAAGCCAGCAGGCTTCAAGGGCGGCAGCTTGGAAGTTCTGACCGCTGCCGGTGATGCTACCGACCCCGCCAAGCTGTATCAGGCAATCTCGAACCTCTTCGTGAAGATGGAGGAAAAGGACGTTGTTCCTCGTATGGACGACGTTATGGTTGCAGTTAAGCCTGCCCAGTTCTATGCACTGCAGGATGCTGAGCAGATCGTTAACGGTAACTACGTGACGGCGCGCGGCACTGTCCTCGAAGGTATTCCTATCTTCAAGGCGTTCGGTTGCCCGATCATTTCCAGCAACAACGTGCCAGCTACGAACGTAACTGCACACGAGCTGTCCAACGCCACTAACGGCAACGCTTACAACGGCGACTTCTCGAAGCTCGTCGGCATTGCGTTCTCGCCTAAGGCCTTGCTGGCTGGTGAAACCATCCCACTTGAGAGCGATGTGTTCTACGACAAAATCTACAAGTCGTGGTTCGTTGACAGCCATACCTCGTTCGGCGTCACGCCTGACCGTGCAGAGTATGCAGGTTCGATCTGGCTCCCATAAGTTCTCGTCCCGGCCCCCAGTATTCTTCGGAGTGCTGGGGGCTTTTTTGCGTAGGAGCGTATAATGTCTTACATGACGACCCTTGAGGTTGTAAACGAGTGCTTGGGCACTCTGGGGGAGTTGCCTATAAACTCTCTCGAAGAGGGGCACCCTGATGTTCCTGCTGCACTGCGCGCCTTGAAAATTGCAAACAGACGTGAGCAAAGTAAATCGTGGTGGTTTAACCGGGAACTGGTTGAGCTGTCTCCGGGTACTGACGGGTTCATCTACCTGCCTAATGATGTGCTAAAGGTTGACCCTGAAAGCGCCTCGGATAAGTACGTCCAGCGTGGGCGCAGGCTGTATAAGCCGTATGAGAGTAACGTAGCCACTAAGTACGTGTTCACCCAGCCGGTAACGGTATGGTTGGTGCGCGAAGTGCCTTTCGAGGACTGCCCATATTCTGCGCAGTCGCTAATTAACTACTCCGCGCAGCTTGACTTTACCAAGACGTATGAGGCCGACCAGCTTAAGTACCAGCAAGTATTGCAGCTGTACAAGGACGCAGTGATTACGATTAACTCGGAACATGTGCGGGCACAGGGCATTAATATGCTTAGCCGTAGGGCGGGCATTACTTCAAGATCAGAAATAGGGGCGGGCCGCATTAGTGGAGATTACCGGCCACACTCTTAAGGAGAATTAGTATGGCGAAAGTGTCTGGTTCATACGAGAGCGTAGTAAGGGGCGTAAGTGAACAGAGCGCCCAGAGCCGCCGTAGCGGCCAGCACTTCGCTCAGGTTAATATGATAAGCGACCCTGTTCGGGGACTTGCCCGTAGGCACGGCTCATGGATGGAGGACGAAGTTATTGCGGGTACTGATGCGGCATATGATATGCTGCTAGCTCAGACCGCCTCTTCTCGCGTAGTCCCGTTCTTTGTGGGCGGCGGGAAGTATGATTTAATCGCGCGCACTGGGACCAGTGTGGACGCCGGAACGGCTAACGCCTCGTTCGCGTTCTGCTTCAACAAGAGTACGCGGGCGTTCGTCCCGGTCGTCTTAGGAAGCTCTGCCCCAGTTGCTGCGCTTGTAGCGGGTGGCATGAGTGCCGCCGCTAACCTTGGTAGGTACTTGTACATTGCTGGTAATACCATTGTCCCTACGGCTAACGAAAGTGCAGAGTGGGGCAACGCTACTAACCGCAGCAAACTGATAGGCTGGGTGCGCTCTGGAGCATATGCCCGCGAGTTCAAAGTTGTGCTTACTAAGTCGGATGGTAGTGCGGTTACGGGGGTTTATAAGACTAAGCCCGCTTCTTACCCGACACTCCTTGATACCTCAGATATTTTAGCGTCAGACACGGAATACCAGAAAAAGGTAAACGACCGTGTTAACGCCTATAACTCCGCTGTAACCGCGTGGATTGGTGAGGCTGCGGAAGACATTACCCCAGCAAACATCGCGTCTAAGCTAAGGCTAGCCCTTGTGGCAGCAGGTGTATCGGCAGGTGACATTAGTACGCAAGAGGGTTACATCATTGTTAACAGCCCAACCTACGTCGAAATTGAAATGAAAGACAGCGGGGACGACAGCCTAATCAGGGGCGTCGGTAATACTGTAGACAACATTGACGCAGTGTCTTCGCGGCACTTTGTCGGCAAGGTTGTAAAGGTAGAGCCAGAAACGACTTCGGCTGATCCAGTCTATCTCAAGGCCTATGCCAAGAATGAGGTGGACACTGGCTTTGCTGAGGTGGTGTGGCGAGAAAGCGCAGGCTTCCTTATGACGCCAGCGGTAGTATTCTGCATGGCCACGGTCCAAGCTGGCACCCTGTATATTGCGGGATCGGCTAGTGAGTTAGAGACTATGGCGGGCATCACGGAGGTTCCAACTTTCTCCTCCAACACTGTAGGGGACGAGCTTAGCTCACCGTTACCAACATTCTTTAACAGGAAGATCGACTACCTTGGCGTATTCCAAGATAGGCTGGTAGTGGGGTCAGGCTCCACGCTGCTGTTCTCGCGCCCCGGTGATTACCTTAACTGGTTCCGCAAGTCTGTGCTTTCAGTACAGGACGACGATCCGTGGGAAGGGTATGCGCTAGGCTCAGAAGACGACACCATTAAGTACGGCGTACTGTACGACCGCAGCCTGCTGCTATATGGCGACCGCTTTCAGTACCTTGTTAGTGGCCGCGTCGGCTTCACACCAGCTACGGCTAACGTAGCAATTGCCACCGCCTACGAGGGCGCTATCGAAGCGGCTCCAAGGGCTAGCGGTAACTTTGTGTTCTATGCTAATAACTCTGGCGTAGAGGGCCGCGAGTATTCCTCTCTGCACCAGATGCAGCCGGGGATAGTCGCAGACGTATCGGATAGCCAGTCCGTATCTCAGCAGCTTGATAAGTTCCTAGACGGGCTTCCTGTAGAGATACTGACTATGACCACACCTAACATGGTGCTGTTACGGGTTAACCGGCATCGTGACCGCTTTTACGTGTACACATACCTAGACAGCTCCCAAGGGGCTGAGCGGCTATTTGATAGCTGGTCTTACTGGGAATGGGGAACGGCGGTTGGCAGTGCTGTTGGATTGTCACGAGAAGGCTCAGACATTCTGCTTTACACGATCAAGTCTGGCAAGGACGCCTCAGGCGTAGGCCGCACATGGATAGCCTGTGAGAAGTTCGTTCGTGACACGGACCTCAGCAGATACCCGTACCTTGACAGTTTGCGCCCAGCGTCGGAGTTTACCTCCCCGTCTTCTAGCGCGTCTGTTAGCAGCCAAGCAACCTTCAATGGCCTCTGCATCGCAGTTGGGTCAGGCGAGGACGCGCAGTTCCTTGGTGACACAACTGACAACATCGCTAGGTTCCTAGAAGGGTATTCCGGCAGTGGGGCCTTTGTTGGGCAGCAGTACGCCGCTTACACGACACCGACTAACCCGTACCTTAAAGACCGCAACGGTCAGGCGATCCTCGCAGCCAGACTAACTCTGGGGCGGATTGCTGTTGCTGTCACGGACACTGGCGGCATGGAGTGCTGGGTAGAATGGTCCGGGTCAGTCACAACCTCTCTAAGGTTTACTGGCCGCATTCTTGGGAACCAGTCTAACTTGATTGGGCGGCAGCCTATCGTGTCCACTTCGCTAACCTGCCCTGTAGGTAAGGAAGTAAAGGCCTGCAAATACACGCTGGCGGCTATTAACTGGCTACCACTAACCATAAACTCGATTGACTGGACAGGTCAGTCGTTCTTCAACACAAGGAGGGTCTGATGTGCTTTGACATGCTAATGGCCGATCAGCAGGCCCGTGGACAGGTGCAAGTTAACCGCGCTAGGTATAAGCTGCGCGATGCCCAGAACGAGAAGTCTGCTACGGAAAGTACCGTGCAGAAGTGGGGCCAATCCCTGAGTAACCGTAAGAAGCTGGATGCCGGAGGTAGAAACTTTGGCATCCTCGCTGAGAACTTCGCACGTAGGGTTGACGCTAACACTCTTGGTACTGCGATGGGCAGGCTTGCGCATGGCGAGGAAATTGGGCGACTGACCGCCTCTGCTGCTTCGGCAGGCATGGGAGGGTCAAGCGTGGAGGCCTTTAACCGCACGGTAGAGACAAGCTACGCGCTACAGGCAGAGATGGCCGACCGTGCCGCTAAGTCTGAGAACTACTTAGCTGCTCAGGAGCTAGGCCGGGTAATCCCGGATGCTATCGACAGCATGGACAACAACCTCTACATGGCCAACATGGACTACGGCTATTACGGAAGCACTAAGGGGCCGTCCACTCTAGGCACTCTGGCGACTATCGCAGTTGCCGGGGCGGCTACGGCTGCCGGTGCCCCTGAGGTTGGGAAGGCGATAATGGGCGCTAAGACCGCAGGCTTACAGTCTGAGTACGGGATTGGCGACGGTGGCGCAGCCGCTCTAGGGAAGGCGATGGATAGCTTTAAGACCGGAGTTGGTGAAGTGCGCGGGCTAATCAACAAGCCCAAGCAAGCCAAAACCAATAGCTTCTCAGGGGGCTTCTACAAAGCGCCTAACATGAGCCAAGTCGGAATGACTGGCGGCTTGAGCAACATTAGTAACGGCTCCCTCGGAAGCGTTACCTTTAGATAAGGATAAGCACAATGGCCGAACGGCAGACTTTTGCCTTTGAAGTTCAGGCCCCTGTACAGGGACGCCCTGACAGCGGAGGCGGTGTAAACATTGCCCAGACAGTAGGGGGCCAGACAGTAGGCGGGGACCGCTCTGGCATCCAGCGGGCTAATCTAGGCGGGGTTGTTGGAGGCTTCCTTGATAACCTCCTAGAGCCTTACGCAGAGCGGCGGGCCAAAGAGCAGTACGCTAAGGGTATGGCAGACCAAATGTACGCCGAGGCGGGCGAGGAAGTCCGTGCCGGTAACGGGCTGCTTACCCAGATTTTCGGCCCGACGGCTTACGAAGAGGGGGCGATCTTCTACGAGGCGCAGGAGCGGGTGTCAAACGCCCAGACTGCTTGGGCGCAGCGTGAAGACGAGCTTAAGAAGATGGGCAGCGAGGACGTTGCGCGGGCTTGGGCAGATCACCTTGAAAGCACAAAGGTTGGGGACGAGTACCTAGATCGTATGATCGAGGACACGCTCGTTAAGGCTAGCCCGCAGATGCTGCAGACCGTTGCTAAGGCCCGCTTCGGCTGGCAGCAGGAACGTGCAGCTTCGGCACAGGCTAAGGCTTGGATGGCGCAAGGCGGCGCGTATCAGGCTCAAGCGGCTAGCTTCGCAGCTACGTCTGACCCCGACGACGAAAGCGTTATGGGATATAACAGTGCAACGCAGTCGTTCTTGGACCTATTCCAGCCCGTAGTAGGGCAGACCGACGAGGCTTATAAGAAGAACCTGACCAACGTGATGCGCAGTATGGCGCAGCAAGGTCAGGGCCACGCGCTATCAACGCTGCTCCGCTCAGGTGCGTTAGACGTGCTGGACGAGGGCGACCGTGTTAGGATCGAAGACGTGTACACCAAGTACGGCAAACAAGCAATAATGAAGGCTGCTCTTGATCCTAAAGTCATTGCGGACATGGACGACCTAGAGTTTAAGATGGCGTACAACCGTATCGGCCCTATGGAGGCATTAGCTAGAAAGCGTAGGATTAACGAGACTATTAAGCGCGCTAGCGGGTTTGACTTGGATATGTACGATGTAGCCGACCAGCAGGGCACCCTCAGAAGTGTGTGGCAAGACTTATATCAAGCCGATGTTAGGGAGGAGGCGAAGGCCGACGCTATCGCTAGACAAGAAGATCAGCAAGCCCACGAGCTTGAGCTTGAGAACGCTAGGGCAACTGCAGACGCTAGCGCCGCAGAAATGGCATGGGCCTCTAACGCTCCCGGCATTGCTCTTGCATCCGGCGCTGTGAAGCCAGACGCTATGAAGGCCCGTGTATTTAAGGGCTATCTGGATAATGACTTTGCTGGTATGAACCGGGCGTTCAAAGACAGCATCGTGTCCGATAACATTAAGGGCAGCATTCAGAATACTATTTCATCTAACGTATCTGCAGGCTACTCTCAAGAGTTTGAAGGCCTTGTTGGCAAGTTCGACGGGATGGTTGCGGCTAACCCTGCCTTGGCTAAGGAGTACTTCGGTAACGCCTTCGCTCCTATGCGGCAGTACAAGAAGCTGCGGCAGGCAGGTGCTGGCGGCGTGTCGGCCTTTGCTCAGGCTTTTGGTGATGATAGCCAGTACGCCCCAAGTGGGGCCGCTATCGCCAAGGCAACCAAGAGCATTACCAAGTGGGTAGCAGACCAACAGCCGGGGTCAATCATGGGCTGGATTGCCGGAGCCTCGGCTCTGAACAAGAGCGGTCAGGCGACGATGGCTAACCTCATTGCCCGTGAAGTAGCGCAGGACAGCGCAGGGGCTGGGGAAGACCTTTCAGAGGCCACCCTAACTCAGGCTGCTTACGATAGGCTGACCGCCAGCGGTAGGTTTGAGCAACACGGTCCTATGGGGTGGAAAACACCACAGGGTCAGGAACCTATGTGGAAGTCCCTTGGCGTCCCTAAGGACATCGCCTCTAAGATTATCGTTGAGCAAATCGACGTTATTCTAAAGAACCGGGGCTTCGAAAAAGGCGCATTCGGAGACGAGTATGACGTTCGCCGTACAAGTCGCAACGGTCAGCCAGTACTGCTGGTAACGCCCGTCGATGAAGACGGCCACATGCTTTACGGAAGCGCCGCTACTATCACAACAGGTCAGCTTAAGCAGGCAGTTGTAAACAAACAGGCTCGTGACAACAAGGCTAAAGGCATCCTTAAGCCGGAAGATCAGGCTTGGGCGCGTATCGACCCCGCTCGTCGCATTAAGGGCGAAAGCACTATGGACCGCGTAGTCAGGATTAACAAGGAGCGGCTTCTCAGGAAGAACGCTGGAATACCTGAATACCCAATAGACTAAGGAGAACAACATGAGTGACCGCAAGGCTAAGCCGGGTGAGAGCTATCTTGACGATGGGTACTACCTGCCTATTGAAAGCTCACTTGAGCGTAAGCACGGCTTGCCGAGTGGCCTCTTGGGGCGTATTCGCAAGCAGGGTGAGAAGACCAATCGCTCACAGGTTTCAAGTGCTGGCGCGCGTAGCGTGTACCAGATTATTCCGGGAACCCGTGACGCCTTTAATAAGAAGTACGGCGTCAACGCTTACGCAGGGGACAGGGAGGCGGCTGAGGTCGCTGCCCTGCACCTTAAGGAAAGTATGGACCGCAACGACGGTGACGTGAACACTGCGGTACGAGAGTATCACGGCGGAACTGACCGCGCAAACTGGGGCAAGATCAACGCTGGCTACATCGGGCGCGTAACAGGGAAGCCTGTGCGTGGTATTGTACGCACCCGTGGGACTACCGCTATGGCCCCCGGCTTCCGCGTCTCAGACGTAAGGTATGAGGACCGCGCAGGCCTAGCCCCTGCAGATATTGGTGAACGTACTCCCTTGCGGCGTAAGCCAGTAACCGCTGCTGACGTAGCTCCTAAGGCATCGGCTGCTTCTGTTATATTGGCCCCATACGCGGGCAAAGAGATTACTCCCGGCAACTCCGAAGAGGATGCGACAATGGAGATAATCCAGTCGCGTAACCGGCAGGAAGCATTTGTAGCCGAGCAAGCTAACGAGCCCGCTTGGATTGACCGCGTACAGGCTGCCGTGGACCAGAACTGGATTGGCAACCAAATCATTCGTGGGCTGGATAATGAGGCTGACCGGCCTGACCCAGCATGGTCTAAGAAGTTCTCTGATAACCTGTTTGACATGACTTCTATGGCCCAAGACGGAGACGAGTGGGCTATGCTTACCAGTGAGCAGGCTCAGGCCAGTGAAGCAGGGTACAAGCGGGCAACTCAAGCGATGCTAGAGCGCCGCAAGCGTATCGAGACAATCAATAGTTCTGAGTACGGCTGGGCCTACGAAGGTGGAGCAGCCCTACTTGATCCAGTTGGTTGGCTGGCCACGTATGGCGTGGGCAAGGCATTCCAGCTTGGGCGCGTTGCGGTAGGTGCTACAAAGGCGGGCCTTCTAGGCACTGTTGCCGAAGGCGGGCTTACTGGCGCAGGCTTCTCGGCTGTCTCGGATTACTCCGGGGAAAACGTCGGGGTGTCTGATTACATCATGTCCGGTGCTATGGGCGCGGGAATGATGGGGGTTATGCACGGGGCCGGTACGGCTCTTGGCAAGCTGGACGACCTCGGCGGTGTGGTAGAAGAAGGTATGCAGAGCGCACGGGCTTACGAGCAGAAAGTGCGTGACGCTGCCGTAACTCGCCTAGGCCCAGACGCTAACCCTGCTGCAATCGAGCAGGCCATGAAGGAAGAGCTTATTGACGATGCTGAGCGGATCATGCGATACGCCGTGGGCGACCGTGCTGATGCAGACCGTTTCCTTCCTAGCGACGAGCTTATGCTCAAGATTGGTGACGATGCGACTGCTAAAGCTGCTATAACCAAGAACGGGCTAGAGAACTGGCCAGACACAGCAGAGCAGCGGATTGGCGCAGAAATGGCTATCCGTGGTGACGAAATTGCTAACACTGCCCGCGTGGCAGGAGAACTGGACAAGGGCCTGGAGGGCAAGTTCCTTAAGTACTTTGGTCAGGAGAGTGACGCAATCACCCTACTGCGGTCAGAAAGCACCTTGATGCAGGCTATGGCTATCCAGCTACTAGAAAGCACCACGGGCGCAGGAGGACGTAAAGCGTCCGCAGCGGTGTCTATGGTTCAGCGTAACCGCAAGTATTCCGAGGCCCTTATCAAGTACGAGAACTCTTTCGGTGTATGGGCTGAGGGTGAGGGTATTGGGCGAATTGCTCGTAATGTTAGTGGAGACGCTAGGGCTAGGTTTGATCGGGAGGTTGTGCGTGAGCTTCGGCTGCGCAGTGATGATACTCCGTTCGTAACCTCTAACCAGTCTGTACGCATGGCGGCTGACAGCTTGGAAGCGGGCTTCAACCAGATGCGTAAAGAAATGCAGCTAGTCAAGACACTGGGCCATGAGCGGCTCGGAGAGACTTCTAAGGGGTACTTCCCGCAGCATATCAATGCGTCTAAGATACTCGGTATGTCACCTAAGCAAAGGGGAAGCATTGTCACTATAATGGCAAAGCAACTCCGTGAGCTTAACGAGTATAGTTACATTGACGAGGCCACAGGTGAGCGCATCACCAAGAACTTCGACAGCGCCTTCTCTAAGAAACTGGCACAGCGTTACCTAGACGAGGCCATTGGCCGCGCCCAAGGCGGTAGCTTTGTCCCTGCTAATCTCCATACAGGGGAAGCTGCGGGCATCCTTACTGACGCTGTTAAGGCAATGTCTGGGCTGAGCGAGAAGGAGCAGGCCGCTATCCTTGGCCGTTTCAGCCGGGGCGGCGCATCATATACTAAGGGCCGACTGTCGTTCGACATGGAAGCAGACCTTGGTGATGGCCTGCTGCTAGGTGACGTATTCGAGAACGATGTGCTTACCACTTACCGGCGCTATGGGCGTCGGGTTGCTGGCGAGGTTGCTCTTGCCCAGTACGGCGTTTATGGCCGTCAGGGGCTGGACACGGCTCGTCGCGTTGCGGCCTCTCAGGGGGCCTCTGTGAACGAGTTGAAGGCGTTTGAGAGGATCGGGGCTGAGTTTCTTAATGAGCCTTGGGGGGCTGCTGGGGTGGCCTACAACGGCACTATTCAAGCAGCACAGAACCTCCGGTCGATCACTGCGGCGGCGCGGCTGGGCATGATGCCATTTACGCAGCTAGGCGAAAGCGGTAACGCTATTGCCGTTATGGGTGTCAAGGCTGTGCTTAGTTCAATGATGCGCAGCCCTAAGTACGCAAAGGAAATTAAAGCCTTCCTTAATGCTGAGGCCAGCACAAACCCTGTCCTTAAAGACTTTGACGACCTGTACGGGTTTATTGGCGGTGACGGTTATAATATGACCCGCCTGTTCGATGCCCCAGATCAGGCAGTAGAGCTGTACGATCAAGCCAGTGTGGGCGTGTTTACTCGCGCTGTACGTGCTGGTGCCCACGCTACCTCCATCATATCTGGGTTCCGGGTTCTGCACGCTACTCAGGTACGGGGTATGTCCGAGGAGATTGTTAAGAAGGCCATCAAGTTCATTCGTGAAGGCAAGAACGACATTCACCTTAAAGACATGGGCATTAATGATGAAATGGTGTCAGAGTTGTCTAAGCACATGGACAAGCTGGCTACCTTTGACAATAAGGGCCGACTGACCTCATTGAACCTGTATGGTGCCCCTGAGCTTAATCCTCGCGTGTTGCGGGACTTTGCACAGACCATCGAGCGGGGCGCAGGCCAGATCATTCAGAAGACCTACGTTGGTGAGACTGGCCCTTGGGCGCACAACGAGTTCCTTAAGTTCTTGTTGACCTTCCGCACATTCGGTATCACCAGTATCGAGAAGCAGTACGGGAGGAACGTGTCCAAGTACGGCGGCGGCATTGAGGGTAACGTGAAGACGTTTGCTATCATGGTCGGCGCTATGGGTTTCGCGCTGCCTATCCATATGGCCCGCCTACAGGCGCAGTCATTAGGGATGAGCGCGACTGAGCGTGAAAAGTTCATGGACGAGCGTACCACCTCTTACGCGCTAGGAAAGGCCTTGATGAACTACACTAGTGTTACCGGCCTTGCCCCAGACGGCATGGACGTAATCACTACCTTTGGGGTTGAAAGCGGCATGATGCCAGACAGCCTGAAAGAGCAGATCGACACGCGCGGGCGGCAACCCGGCGTAGCTGGGATGATAGCCCCCGTGGGCGTGGCAAACGACCTGCTGCAAGGCACAGTAGGTGCCCGGTTCGAGAAGCTCCCCAAGCTGCTCCCCGGCGCAAATACGGTAGGCGCTATGCCTATTTTCAACCTGATTACCGAGGACGAGGAATGACGAGAACGGGCGGGCTTCGGCCCGCTCATTCCGTAGCCCTCTTGACATATAAAAGAAAGGACTAGCATGGCAGACCCCTTCCTGTCCCTGAACGAGTACGTCTGCGATGGCATCAAGACGCAATTCGAGATTAGCTTCGCAGGAGGCTATCTAAGCAGGGATCACGTAGTTGCGATTGTCGCAGACGGTAAGGACGCTAACGGCAACCTGATTAACGAGGTCCAAGTAGACTTCGTGTGGGTTAGCGAGTATAGCGTGTCCATTTCCCCGGCAGTAGCAGCATCAAAGATTTTGCGTATTTACCGGAACACTCCGTTTAACGCGCCTATTGTTGACTTCTCCGATGGCAGCGTTATCACTGAGGCCACTCTGGACATTAACGCTAAGCAGGCCGTGTTTCTGGCCGCTGAGCTGCGTGACCGCTTCGGTACAGTAGTTGATCCAGCCTTGACGGCGGTGTACGCAACTGAGGCTAAAGCAGCGCGTGACGATATTCTTAACGAAGTTAGCGGCTTGGTGTCCACCGCAGGCGCGGGACGCATCGGCCTCTCTAGCTCTGTAGCCTATCCGGCAAACACAGTGGGCAGTTCCCTAAACCGCTTCTTCAACTTCACCAATCCCACGTTTGAACTGCAAAGCATCGGCCCATCTACCCCGCCTGCAAACGGCGTCTACATGGGTGCGGGCGGTAACTCGCTGTCGTTCTTCACACTGGTGTCCAGCCCATCGGACGGTGCCGAATTTGACAATCAGCGCGCAACGATGTTGATCCGCGCAGTAACGTCTGACGACGGCAACAGCGAGGAGCAATCGCTGTGCATCCTAACGACGATCCAGACAGGTTACACAACGCCTTGGGCAGCGGGCACACCATACTCAACGCTTGGCACGAACGTCAATAACGGCGGCAACACGTATCGGCTTATTCAGGCTGGCACATCTGCTGCTTCTGGTGGACCGACTGGCAAGACCACGAACATCCTCGACGGCACATGCCGCTGGATGTGGATCAACGATAGCGCGATTAATGCCAAGTGCGGGTTTTATAACGAGACGCTTGTTTTGCCCGGTGCAGGATCAAGCTGGGCACAGGCGAATAACCTCGAACTTAAGCCAGGCGTCTTGGCAAACTTTGTCGTCACGCAAGAAAACGACCTGACGAACAATTGCGGCATTGATAGCACCATCGGCGGGCTAAACAAATACAACACGTATTTGCAGAACAACGGCGGGAATGTCAGTTCAAGCGTCCTCGACATTGGCAGCAGCAATAGCACGAATTTCTCGTCCATCTGGGGCCTGCACCTGACCGGCGCAAAGCTGGCTTCAAACTCGGTGATCGGGATTGATGCTTCGTCCGCGACGGGGCTTGGCATCGGCACGGGCTTTGGTGGTGCGGTCAATCCGACATTCACCACGGCGGCGATTGGTGACAGTTCGACCGCTCCTACAGGCCTTTCAATCACCGGAAACAAGGCTAACGCAGGCGTTGAAGTTACGGCTAACACACCAGCCTCATACGTTTCTGCTGGTACAAAGACGTTCGCCGGTTTCTACGACGCAGCTACGTCTCCTAGAGGGCTGTACCTCCAAGGCGAGTACTCGTCTGCTGCAATAGAAGTAACCGGGGTCACACCGACCGCGCTGAACATTGGCGGCGCTAAATCGCTTGCTGGTATTCGTGACGGATCAAGCTCACCACGGGGCCTGCTGCTCGAAGGCACTTATTCTAAGTCGCCAATTCGTATGGCAAGCCTACCACCATCTTACGCTGACGATGCTGCCGCCGCTACTGGTGGCCTGCTTGTTGGTGACGTTTACCGCACAGGCTCGACACTAAAGGTACGGGCAGCATAATCAGGAGTTAATATGGACAAGCACGAAGTACTCACGGAGGCGCTAAAGTCCGCGCCTCCCGTCTCAGTCGTAGGGGCTACAGTTATTGGTGTGTCCCTCGAAGAGTGGGTACTCGTCTTGACTGCCCTCTACACGCTATTCCAACTCGTGTATTTTCTACGCGCTAGGTACAAGGAGTATAAAAATGGCAGCCTCTGAGACTAAACTCGGGGCGCTCCACGAAAAGGTGGCCAGCGTCCTGCTTGACGCCCTTGACGGGGAACTTCTCCCCGGCTACGGTGAAGGTGACGATGCGGTGCCTGAAAAGGTTATCCCGCCTTCGGCAGCTATTATCGCAGCAGCGACTAAGTTCCTAAAGGACAACGAGATTACCTGCACCCCTGCTGAGAGCAACGCCCTAGGCGCGCTTGAAGCACAGATGGCTAAGCGGCGTGAGCGGCGCAGCCTTAGTGCCTCCGACCTCGCTTCTGCAACAGCCGCGTCTGGCTTCATGGTAGGCGGGCTTAACTAATGGCTAAGGAAGGTCAAGAGGCTGCACTAGCCCGCTGGGCAAAGTTGGAGTATCTCCAACGGGAGTACGCGGATTTCTCGCCCTTCCTTGATGACTGCATGGACCTACTAGGGTTTAGCGCAAGTCCTCTGCAGCACGACATCGGCAGCTTTATCGCGTATGGGCCTCAGTACCTTATGGTGCAGGCTCAGCGCGGTCAGGCCAAGACCACAATCTCCGCCATCTTTGCTGTATGGCAGCTTATCCACAGGCCAGAGTATCGCGTACTGATTTTGTCAGCAGGCGGCACACAGGCCAACGAAATTAGCACTCTGATCGTCCGTATCATTATGAGTATGGAAGAACTAGAGTGTATGAGGCCTGACAACACCAACGGTGACAGAACCTCAGTAGAAGCGTTCGACGTTCACTACACCTTGAAGGGGATTGATAAGTCCCCGTCCGTAGCCTGTATTGGTATCACGGGCAACTTGCAGGGTAAGCGCGCCGACCTTCTTATCCCGGACGACATTGAAAGCTCGAAGAACAGCCGCACGGCGACTATGCGGGAACTCCTGCTAGACCTGACCCGCGACTTCACTTCGATCAACTCGACTGGCCGTATCATTTATCTTGGTACACCGCAGTCGCAAGAGAGCATCTACAACACCCTGCCCGCGCGTGGCTTTACTGTCCGCATCTGGCCGGGGCGTTTCCCTACTATCGAGCAGCTTCCCAACTATGGGGATATGCTGGCACCCTACGTCCGCAACCGCCTAGAGCGGGACGCTTCCCTTATGAACGGGGGCGGCTTGCTGGGCGATCAGGGGCAACCTACTGACCCTACCTACATCACCGAAGACGTACTGTGCAAGAAAGAGCTAGATCAGGGTAAGACCTACTTCCAGCTCCAGCACATGCTGAACACGGCGCTTGCCGATGCCGCCCGCTACCCGCTAAAGGTAGAGGAAATCATCTGCATGAACTTAGGGCGCAAGCTGGCGGTTAACCCCGCATTCCCGCTAACGGTAACTCGTGGCATCGGAATTGGCACTAAGGATATCGCTATCCATAACGTGCCGTATAAGCTGGCGCAAGTTGGCGCAGTGTCCCCTGAGACTTCCCCTATGCAAGGCATCATCATGTATGTTGACCCTGCAGGCGGTGGTAAGAACGGAGACGAAACCGCATACGCTGTGACAGGGTTCCTCAACGGGAACATTTACGCACTTGCGATAGGCGGGCTTCCCGGTGGCTACGGCATGGACCAAATGAAGGCCCTTGCTGAGATTGCCGCTGATTGGAAGGTCAACGAGGTTATAGTAGAAAAGAACATGGGCTACGGCGGCTTTGTCGCAGTGTGGCTCCCTATCCTTAAAGAGAAGCATGAGTGCAAGGTATCAGAGGACTTCGTTACGGGCCAGAAGGAACTACGCATCGTAGAGACGCTGGAGCCTATCATATCCCGTGGGTCGTTCATCCTTAATGAGACGATCATCGAAGAGGAGCAGGTACAGACAGCCCGGTACGAACCTAGCAAGAGAGTTCTATACTCCTTGTTCCACCAGCTAAGTAAGATGACGCGAGAGCGTGACTGCTTAATGCACGACGATAGGGCCGACGCTCTTGAGGGTGCTTGCCGGTACTGGGTCAAGTACCTCGCAATCAACCAAGCTGAGCAAGTTAAACGTATGCGCGACCAGCAATGGAAAGAGCAGACTGCTGACGTTATGCAACGCAATCGCTACGAAAGTCCGGTACGCCGGGGAACTTCCGTATTAAGTAAGTATTTCAGGAGGTAACAACTATGAAAGAATCCGCCCTGCCCACTCCCGGTGTTGGCAGCAAATCACAGCATCTGCGCCGCATTGCCACGGCTGTTATCAGTTCGTTGGAGGTCACTGCGCCTAAGTACACTAACGGTGCCCATCCGAGCGCCGCAGCCCTTAAGGCGTTCTTCGATGCTTGCTCGGTTGCCGCTAACGAAGTTGGCAAGATCAATCCTACCATGACGTTTACCGCTACCACCAACCCCATCGCTGTCGCCGGTACTACCGCTACGACTGTTGGTAAAGGTGGCTCGGCAGGTACGGTTACATTTACTAGCAGCGACCCTGCAGTAGCGACGGTTAACTCGACGACCGGACTTGTCACTGGCGTTGCTAAGGGCAAGACTACCATCACGGCGACTATGGCTGCTACGGCCACTTATCGCGGTGAAACCATCACTCTCGAAATCACGGTGTCGTAATGGGTATCGTATCAACTATGGCACCTTCGCGGGCACCCTACGCGGTAACGCCACACGCCACCAACCCCCTGCCGCGCGTTCCTAAGGCCCTCTATATTGGGGGCGCTGGGAACTTGACGGTACGAGGGGCAGGCAGTGATGCAGACGTTACCTTCGTTGGCTTGCCTGCTGGTTGTGTTCTTGACGTGGCTGTGAGCCATGTACGGGCAACCAGTACGGCCACTAACATCGTAGCCCTAGCATGATGCCGGGGTTTGGGTTCGGTAGCTGGCGCGCGCCTCGCGCGGGGGGTGGTGCACCGCCTGTGCCCATCTCTGCACCTGCCACATTCGCAGCGGCGGGCGATGTTATTCCGATGACCATTTCGCGCCAAGCAGGCGGGGCTATCGTTACCGACTATGACCCCGATGCGGTTCGACCAACGCCTACGGCTACGTATTACGTTTCGACAAGCGGCAATATCAACAATAACGGCACAAGCGAGGCCACGCCGGTTAATTCGATCACTTGCGCTGTGGCAATTGCAAAGGCGGCGGGCGGGACGGCCTGCATCAAAATCGCCGCTGGAAAATACAAGCGCGGCAACGGCGTGTTTACGCGATCCGGCCAGCCAACCGCAAACGGTGCGTACCGCGCGTGTCTGAATGTAGGTACGGCGCTAGATCAAGACATTCTTCTTGAACCGCTTGTTCCCGGAACCCGTTGGATTAGCATGATTGAAGTGCAGGAAGGCGGTATCGTATTCTCCGCTACCGCTGATCCGAATATCAAGGTTGGAACATGGTCTGGCGCTCTGCCGGGTGTCTTGCTGGTCGATTGGAACAACCTTGACGCTGACGGCATCCCGCGCCTTATCACGCCACTGCTGACGACGCCTGCAAGTTCCGCCGCGCCGTGGCCGGAAATTAATGCGCTTTGGACGGCTTACAGTACGGTCAAGGACAAGACTACCGACGCTTCAAGCTACGGTATGGGCGCGTCGTGGCTCGATACGGCAAATAGCAAAATCTATGTCCGCACGTTCGACAACCGCTTGCCGGTAATGAGCGCAGACGTTGATATTCTGGCCAACGATGCGACATTGCGCGGGGCCGAAACCGCTATCACGGCATCACGCACCATGTGGATGCGTGGCGGTATGTTGATGGGCGGCAAGAACGGCGCTTTCCACGCCTATTCGCCCAGCACGTCTAATGTCCTGACGCTCTATGCCGATGATATGGTGTTCTGGGGTGGCTACGGTTATGGGGCCATCACCACGGTCAAGCTCGACGCTTCGACTACGCCGTTCGGCGGCAAGTTCATCATGAACAACTGCAAGGGCTACTACAGCCTGTCCGATGGCTTTAATTGGCACGGGTCGGGCACTGGTGCGATTAACTCGCCGTTTGTCATCGAGATTGGCAGCAAGTCGAAGTGGTGCGGTTGGAATGCCACGGGCACAAACAACGGCACAACCAGCCATGAGACGGTGCGCAAGATTTGCATCAACGGCGAATACCTGAACATCCAAGACCGCGCGATCCACGACATTCAGGCCAGCCTTAACTGGTATCTCGGATGCACGGCAAGCACCCGCCGCATTGCCGATGCGACTGCGAACAGCCGTGCCGTTGTCGCTCAAGCATCTGCGCAGGTGGGAACGACCACTATCTGGCTGGACAGCTTCACGCCGGTCAACGGTGCGTTCGGTGCGCCACAAGCGGAATACGACGCCTACAGTTCGGGCGGCATCCTATTCGCTACGAACATGACTGTGCCCGGATATTCGCCTGCCGGTGGCGGCAGTGCCTTCGCAGCCTACACGCCTTGAGGATGCTGTAATGCCCAAATTCCGGTACTCTCTCGATACAGGCTTGTCACACGTCTATCTTGACGTGCCATTGCCCTACACCATTGCCTGCGGGCCATCCCAAACGGTTATCGTGGAGCCGGTTGGGCCACTGCTGACACTGGCGGCAGTCGCGGACCTGATGCGCGTTGCCGAAGTCACGCAAATGACCGGCGCGCGTACTGCGGTGGTTCCGCAAACATACTTCGATGCACAGACAGCGGATGCGTTCAACACCGATAATCACCCCGTCGGTGATCCGCTCATTCCAACGTGTTCAATTTACACGCACAAGGCAATTCGTTCGGGCAACTGGTCTGATCCTACGATGTGGGATGTTGGCACGATACCCCATGCTGCACCGGATGGCACAGCACTGGTTTGCTCTGGTGAATACGATATTGTTTACGATGTGTTTTCCGATGTGCGCATCAAAGATATTCACATCAACGGGCGCGGCTCGTTCAAGGTTCTGCGCACCATGCGCACCCGCCTTTGGGTGGACACGATGCTTGTCGATGGTACACTGATTATCGGTGAACCCGGCGCACCGATTATTGACAGCGGCGTTGTGGCCGGCGGCAAACGGCAACCGCAATGTGAAATGGTGTTCTGGCAATCCGAGGCACCACTGAAAACGGCACGGCTTGGCCTTGTCACATCGGGGCCGGTGCGCATTCAAGGCGCTGCCAAAACGTCACGCCTTTATGCCACGGACACCATTGCAGCCGGTGCGACGACGATCACGTTGGTTGACGTGCCTTCCGGTTGGCAGATTGGCGACGAAATCCTTATCCCGTCCACGGAATACGGCGGTACATCAACCAGTGACCCGCAATACCTTGGTCCGCTGACATACAACCACTTGGCCGTCACCACTGCCAACCAGTTTATGCTGAATGTGCAGGATGAAGTTCGCACGATCACGGACATTTCTGGCACGGTAGTCACGCTCAACAGCGCATTGACCTATGCGCACAACCGCTACACCCGCACCATGCCACGCGGGCAGGTGGTGGACCTTAAGCCAATTGTGGCGATGTTGACGCATTCGATCCGCTTCCGCACGGCTGACAGCAACGATACTGCAATCTGGTCGGGCGCTAACTTAGCTGTCCGTCAGAAGCGCGCGCATATGATGTTCATGCTGCATGACGACATCGAAATTCGCTATGCCGAAAGCAAGAACATGGGTCGCACGGACACAGACCCTTCGCTGGCTGATCCGGGCGGCGCTATTCGCTATGCCAGCGTCGGCACATCACAACCCATAACTGACGTAAACAACGTCCGAGGTCGCTACCCTTGGCACATCCACCGCACTGGCGCTTACTTTGGCCGGAAGCAAGTCGTGCTTAAATCCGTCTCATCATGGGCACCGCCTGCCGAATATCCGATACCCGGCTGGGCAATTACCCATCACGATAGCCGTGCAGCGATTGAGGATTGCGTGGTCTACAACGTCCGGGGCGCTGGCATTGTCTCCGAACTAGGCAACGAAACTGGCCAATGGATCAACAACACGGTCGCATGGTGTCGCGGTGATGGCCATCTGTTTTACTGGGCAGAGCGCGCCGAGGAATGGACAAACCACAACGGGCATATGGGCGCGGCTTATGAGAACCAAGCGCGCCAAATCCTTCAGCAAGGCAACACTGCTCATTCGGCAAGAGTTGGCTGGATGGTTATGCAGCAAGTGACCAATGCGCTCTCTCGCGTCCCTGATGGGGATAGCCTGCGGTATCGTGACCCGCTTGCGCAAGGTGGTGGGACGAACGTAGGTGGCGACTACAGCCTAGACAATGACACCTACGGCATCGAACAAGCGCAGTTCCCCGACTTCTTCGATAACCACGCCTTTGGTTGCGGTAATGCGTTCTGGCGGGCGCATGTCGTCAACATAGACCGGCGCGACAAAACGCCGTTTATTTTCAAGCGCTTCCACTCAATCAACTGCGGTGTCGCCTACCATTTGATAAACTACACCTATGTGTATTATTTCTATGAATGCTTATGGATTGGGCACAGCCAAGTTAGCGCATCGGGGGCTAATCTGGGGCCGGTTTCATGGGAGCATGGATTTGTGAACATGCGTCTTGAGCGCATGGCATCTGGCTTCCTTGATACAAACCACGGCATCGGTTACCAGACATATTGGATTGATATAGAGTTTGGTTCAGGCGCATGGGGAGTGACAAATCCCTTCAATGGCGCGAATGTGCTGGATTTTGGCGTCGATCCCACAACTAGGCCAACCTACGGCTTGATGGGGCCGTGGACGGTTACAGGAGCCACAACAGCCAAGCCTCGCACATGGGCTAACTTGACGGCGGTAGACCTTCCGCAACCTTACCCATTGGCACCGTTCGGGCCTGACCAGACATTCCGCGATGCGAACCCATGCCCTGCTGTTGGGCAACTTCCTTATGTGGTGGTCGATCCAACTTCAGACCTGACGATGGGGCCAACGGGTGCTTTTGCCATCACAATTAAAGCAAACATTGTCGATAGTGTTGGCTACCGTCGTTTTGGGGATTGGCAATCATCCGAAACAAATCACGCTAGCATGACACCTAAGCTGTCCGTGTCGCCAGAGTGGGCAACGGGCACAAGTTTAGCGCGGCGGAACGGCGTGTTTAATGATGGCGGCACATGGAAAATGCGGATGTGGTTTAACGACATAGACCGCTATTCCGGCGATCATTTTAATTATTCAATCGATGTGACATTGACCGGCTTCGACAGCGGTTTCTTGGCTGCAAACACGGTTGATCCTATGGCCACCAAGCCAGACGTTCCGTTGATGCCAGAGGCCATTCCAGAAACGGCAATCGGCGCGCATGAAACGCCTTTGGTTGTGACCGGCGCATCGCACAACAACATCGAAAACGAACTTCTATCTATCCCGTTGAAAGCAAACACTGGCCTTGTGCGGTGGGCAGTTACAGGCGGCGCTGATGCGGCTGATTTTGAAGTGGCGTTCGTCTCAGGCCAATGGGTGCTGCGCTGGGCGTCGAACGGTACGAAGGACTATGAAGCGCCTGACGATACGGGGGCGAACAATGTCTATGACGTTCAGGTCACTTGTACCTCGTTCGCTGGCGTTGCTTCCACGCCGTTCAGCATAGCGGTCACTGTCACTGATCAAGTGGAGAGCGTCGTATCCTTCTCGGATAATTACACATCACCATCCACCGGGTTCATTGATAATCGGCTTGGCTACGTTCGCACGGCGGGCACTGCCAACAAGCTATCTGTTTCAGGGGGTCAAGTTAGAGACGAGGGTGTTACCGGAACGACCGTTTACAGGCTTCCGAATATCTCTCTGATCGACAACTTCCAAGTTCGTGGCGTTTTCCAGAATGCCAGCGGGATGGCTATCGTTCTGGCAAGCCCATCGGGGACGACAACATTCACCGGGCGCAGGCTGACATTGGAAAAAATCAGCGATTCTCGTATCGTGGTGCGCTACATCAACACTGCTGGCACACAGACAAGTTGGCCGTTCCCAGCAACGTCCAGCTTAGTAAAACTGGCAGTCGTGGGGGGTTCCTTTGTTGTGACGTACAATGGAGTGGCGCAGACTTCGACGAACGCTACAGCGCAGACATTGGCGGACGGTCTGCCAAGCGATGCACGGTTCCATATGGTTGGTAGCGGAACCTTCGCACAGTCGAATGTCTTTGACGATCTGTTCCTCGGCCCTGCATAATGCGCTGGAACACAATATCTCACCTCGCCATGTGGGGCCTGATGGCTCTCATGGCGTGGGATATGTGGGTTATGCCGCATCCTGCTGTGGTGGTGGGGATGTGTGGGGGTTAGGGCGGCGCGACTGGGAACCCCCTGTCCTAACGCCGCCTTTGTTGCTGCGGGCCAGTGGGATTCGAACCCACGGATGCCGAAGAGGACGCCTCTTCCTGCCCCTAGTCGCGAACTATGCCTTAAACCACTCAGCCATAGCGCCACAGCGGGATTGTTTTAACACATCCCCGCAACGTGTCAAAGGATCGGGGGTTTTGGTGACTTGACCAATCGGGGTTTTGTCTTATGCTGCCATATCTCCAAAGATGGCTGGCGATGTGACCCGCCAGCCATCAATTAAGCGCGGTTTGAACGTGTTCAATCACGCGCAAAGTGAGATACTTTTCGCCGTTGCTATCTTCGCCATTGATGAACGACAAATCATGCGGGCCGATCTGCGTTTGGTTTGTGAGCATCACCTCTCCGCCCATGCCCTTCACCAATATAGCGATGAGTTCGCTTAGGAATGCGGGGTCTTGCTCATCAAGCATGGTCCATCCTTTTTGGTGATCGGCGCTTGTTAACTGGTGGGCTTCTTTAGCGCGGTGATCTCCTCTGCGCACTTCCCACAAGCGAACCGCTCACCGAATGACGACAATGGCTGGCCGGTCGCATATTGTGGCGATGCGAACACCTTCTGCTGATCGATGCAAGCCTTCGCAGCCGCCTCAATCGCAGCGTTCCATCCCCGCACATAGCCTACATCTTCGCCAGCGTGGAGAGCGTGAGATGGGGCTGTGCCCGCCTTCATGGCGGATATGGCGGCGGTGGCTGCCAACAAAAGGTTCACGTCACCGTCGATTGTAATGGCGTCTAACTGGTCGCTGCTGCCAATCCATGCGTCGGATTCCTTGTCCTGCACAAGCGCATCATAAATGGCTTTTGCAACCCGTTCAACGTCCTGCATCATGCGTCCTTTCTGGTGAGGGCTTTTTGCAGGTTAACGGCCCGTTTCATAGCCTGCAGCTTGGCCTCTGCTTTATCAGCACGGACCTTGGTGGCTTCGTGTGCGGCGCGTAGGCTGGCTATCTTTTGAGCAGCTTCACGGCATAGGTCCGTAAGAAGCGTGTCGTCTTCTCTGGCGTTTAGAAGAGCCTCTTCTAAATCAGTCATGGTCGGGGCTTTCTGGTTCGAGGGCTTGGCGGGCGTAGTCAGCCGCAACCGACATGACCATCCCGCCTTTTGCAATCCGCTTCAACGCCTCCCGAAGCCTAGCAATCTCCGCATCCTTCTCAACCAGCATCTCGGCAAGCACTTGCCGCACCAGCAAGGCGCGGTTGCTGTCTTCCATCGCCCGTGTGCGGTGGCGGGCGAGGGCTTTAATAATGCGCCCACGTTCATCACGCCGAACTTCAATGTAATCGTCGCTCTCTGGATACGGTTGCGCGCGGATAAATTCTGCGTCTGTAACTTCGGTTTCGGTCATGGCTGTTTGTCCTTTAGTAAATGTTCCCACCAAGAGAGATTGTCGGCACCGTAGCAGCCGCACATGTGACCATCGCAACACATGCGCTCTCGGCCTTCCTTGTCCCAAACGTCCGCCTTCCATTCGCGGAAGTGAAAGCGGTAAAGCCAAAGCATTCGCAGTTTGATCCACAGGTCTTCGGTCATGGCTTAGTCTTCCAACATTTGAGGCACATCGAACCTAAGTTCTCGCCGGTTTGGATGTTGACGTACGGTGACTGCTTCCAGTCGTGACGGCAAAAGAGTTGCCATATCAGCTTCTTGATCCGTCTCATGGCTTCATCTCCGTGGTTTCGGTCATGGCTGGGTGTCCTGTGTGGTGGGGGTGGCAAGGGCATCGGCAAGCACTTGTTGCAAAGCCGCGCGCTCGGTAAGTTCAGAGGGTGTCAACGGTTGGCACCACTCGCAACGGCGGGTGCAAAGGCAGCTATCGCCGTCCCAAGTGTCGCACTGCCAATCCCAGCCACAACCATAGGTGAAGCCTTCGCCGCCGCAATTGGCGCAGTCGTTTGCGTCGTCGTCGAAGTCGATTTCATCCGCGAGGCACGACGCGCAAAGGTCGCCATGCTTCAACCTGACCGGATTATCGCAGTGTGAGCATTTGGCCCAACCGCCTGACCCTCCGCAATCTCCACAACCGACTGTCAGACCATGCGCACCGCAATCCTGCCGGTGCAATTGCCCTGTCCCTGCGCACGTCTCGCATGTCCTAGCTGTCATGGTCTGCAATCCGTTCGGGAAACTTGAAGGCAGTGCCTTGGATTTTGCTGTCAATGATCCGGCGCGTTCTGATTTTTCGGTCAGCCGCGCCTTCCTGATAGCCGTCACGCAAGCCGCATAGATATGCGAGCGCTATGGCGACCAGAAACATGATGCCGATTGCGATGAAGCCGTCCATATCACTCACCTCGCGGGGGTGTTGGGAGAGCGTCAAAGGCGCGGTATGCTTCGGCGGCAATCTTTGTCGGGCAGTTGAAAACCGGCGGGTTTGCTGAACCGCAATCACCGGAACAAT